AGAAAGTCCTTTCATCCAATTCAGAACCCCGCCAATAGCCCACTTGGCCACATTCCACCAGAATTTTATAGCCAAGCTGATTTTATCCCAATACTTCCAGACTAAAAAAGCGGCTACCCCCACAGCAACCAAGGCAATTCCTATAGGAGAGGCAATAAAAGCCCAGGAGGCTTGGACTGCTCCCCAGATCCCGGCGGCCATCGCTCGGAAGGCTCCCAGTGATCCTGCCTTAATCATCGCGAAGAAAGCTTTTATTTGCGGACCATTCGCTATTAAGAACTGACTAGCTGTATAAAGACCTTGATAGGCGCCAATTAGCTTGGATAGGATGAAACCGCCGCCACCGGCTAACATTAACATCCCCCCCAAAGACCCAGTGAAAACAGTTAAACCAACCGCTCCAACCGCAAATACCTTTCCGATATTGGGGTGTTTGCTTAGGAAATCACCGATTTTACCCAATACGGTATTCATTCCGTTTAGGATGGATGTTAACCGGATGACCTCAGCTATAGATTTACCGAATTCTCTGAATACCTGGGAAGAAGTACCCTTAAACGTATCCCAGCGCATATTAATACTGGACATTATAAGATTAGTTTTTTGGGTTAAATCCGCCTGATTTTTCAGCTTTCCAATCATATCGTTATAGCCGCTGGAACCCGCATTAATAAGAGCACCCATAGCTTCGTCGCTTCCGGACCCGAAGATAGTCTGGATGATATCCATCCGCTCTTGCTGGCTTTTGATGGATTTGAGCTTCTGCAGCTCAACCATCATATGCTCAATACCTTGGAACTGCCCTTTATCATCAAAGAAATTCAGCTGGACACCCGATGCGCTTAACATAGCCTGGACTTCTTTTCCGTGGCCGGTTGCCAGCATCCTTTGCATTACTGATATTCGGCCAAGGGCCTGGCTAAATTGGGTACCAGCCTTCATTCCCTCAATGCCGCTCTGTTTCATGATTCCCATGACTGCCGCAATGGCAGGGGCATTCTCAATCCCGGTAACCCCAAGATTCTTCAAAGCCGCCGAGGCATTGGCAAATGTATAACCCATTTCGGTAAGGTTTACACCAGAAGCGTATTTAAGTCTGCCAATTAAATCTGAGAACTTGGTCATATCTTCTGGCCGGATATCCATGGAGTTTTTGAATTGCCCCATGTATTCGGCTACCGTAGCGAAGTTTTCTCCCATAATTACTGATAGTTTAGCCGTAGATTCGCCAACACCATTTAAAATATCAGTAGCTTGGATCCCCTGCTGCCGAAGACTGATAAACATCTCTATCATGTCTTTAGATTCACCAGGAAGCTCTTTTCCTAAAGTATCACCTAATCGTACCAAGTCATTATATTGTGTAGAAATAACCCCATTCGAATCCATCATGGCGCTTTGAAGGAACTTTTGTCGTTCCTCTAGGCTTCCGTACGCCATAACCGCAGAAGTGACTCCGGCGGCCATGGTTCCAGAGACAACCCCTAAAGCGGCCCCACTTTTCATCATGGATGAAGAGAAGTTACCTAACCGGTCAGAGAGTTGTTGGATATGGGAGAGCCGTTCGCTGGTTTTATCGAGGGTAGAATTGACGGTTTTGGCATAGGTATTGAACCGGTTGATCCCGGCGAAGGCCTGGTCCATCTTGGCCTGAAATTCCAAATAAATCTTATATGAACTGCTGTTATCTGCCATAGCCTCTTAATTTAGGGGGTATTTATAGGGATTACCAGTAACTGTTGGAAAGATTGAACAAAGTGTCAGATATATTTCATATTTTATTAAAAACTGTTCTCGCGGTTTTTGAGAGAAAAGAGGTTTAGGTCCGGGGTTGATATCTTTATCTTCGGGTTAGTTTCTATACCACCGTCAAAACACCGTCAAATTGCGTCAATTTGAACGAAACAGGCTAACGGGTAGGATTGTTAGGGTAAGTCTGCAAAAAGCCTCTGAGAGAGAGTTTTTAGGAAGAATGGGTTCATGGTGGAATAGCTGGTTTCCGGAGTTACTTCCAGACCCCCGTGCAAACCCAGTGCAATTGCGTGCATTTTAACGAAACAGGCTAATAGGTAGGATTGTTAGGGTAGGTCCGCAAAAACCTCTGAGAGAGAGTTTTTAGATGGAAGGTATCCAGGTAAAAGAAAACCCCAAGATAAAAATCTTAGGGTTTATATATTCCAATTTATGATAGTAATATATTTTTGTTAAAATAATCACTTGAAAAACTACTTTCATCATTAATATCTTTAAAAATAAGTAACCGCTTGTTTCTATGATGAGTATTCTTCTTATCAAAGAAATTAATTATTTTGGCAGCTATAACAAGAAGAAAACATATAATAGAGTTTTCAAAAAAAGATTGCAATACTGCTTCATTCAATAAGTTATATAATTCGATAACTTCCTTCTTCTGCTTTTGAATATCTTGGCTAAATTCATTTACCAGCTCTTCTTGCTCTTTTGATATTTTTTTACTCATAAAAAGCTTAAATTCTTTTGAATTAAATCTTATTAATTCAGACTCAAGTATAAGATCCCTGACAAAAGAAGATAAAATTTTATATGAAATACTTTCACTATCTATTAGTTTATCCGTCTCTAATTTACATAGCTTAATATGAATTACTCTAAAACGATTAATTACTCTAAACCTAAGAAGTTGTTTAAAAATCAAAAGACACATGGCAAATATGAGAACACAATTACCGATCCTTATAATTGTATCTAATAGCGTCATTTTTCTTCCCCTTACAGTTTATTTAATTAACAGAAGATGTTTTCTTCTGTTTTTTCTTTATCCTTAAATTACCTTCCGTTTTATTCTTTTCCATTAGCATAGTGAACATTTCTTTTTGTGATGCTAAATACTTTTCCTGCCATTCCTTTCTATCTTTCTTTAACTCACTTATTTCTAATTCCTTTTTGGCTATTATTCCAACATATTCTCTTATTCTGGATTTATATTGGTTTAAAATAACAACCAAAGAACCTAATAGTAGAACGATAAGAAATGGCTTAACACCATATTTTTGTAAGATATCACATATTTTTATAAATTCCGGCGAAGAAAAATAGAATAAATAACTACTCATTTATATCTTTACCGGTTTCATAATGATGACAAAAAATAAAAAAGAAGAAGTGATATTAACCTTATATTTTAACATAAATCATCTAACCACCCTGTCGATATAGCCCATAAAGTCAACTAATTTAACACGTTGTTTCCCTGAATCGTATTCTACCCCTATCCCCCACTATCTTGTCAACAAAAAAAGCCCCCGGATTTGCATCCGGAGGCTGACATAATCACTTTTCTATTTATTCCCATGGATCATAATTTATCGGCTTGGTACTATCATAAAGATAAGAAGGGGGATTACCTAAGGATATTTCGAAAATATCGATTTTTTCTCTATCAAGTATATTTTCCAATACCATTAAATAGAAATAACCTGGTTTAGGTGGTTCATAACCATTGTATGCGGCAGAGTTATTTATACTATCAAGGCTTGATATAGAATCTGATTTTAAAATAAAAAAATATCTATCAATATTTAAGTCAAAGTTTTTCATCTTTGCTGATTTAATCAAGACAAAATCCTTTGGCATGATACTTGTTATATTCTTATAGAAATATTCTTTGCTTGCATACTCATTACTTGGCAATCCCCATTGACCCTTTGTTTTTCCAGATATTCGACCACATCGAGGTGGATTTCCAAAAGTATTCCCTGTCCATGATGTATTGATGTTAAAACATATTTCATCCGATTTTCCAATTTGAGTTCCCCCCTCACTATACACTTTTTTGTATCCATGATTCCATTCTTTTTCAAAACCATCAATAGTATCACCCAACCCCGCTTTAGGACATATTAGGGTTACTTCTACAGGCTTATCGTTTGCAGAACCAATCACCGCTGCAACAATAATTAAGAATACTAATAAGAATAAAATACCTAAAGAAATAAGCATAGCCTTGACTAATTTCTTATTCTTCCATGAATTAAATTGGACTTTTTCTTCCATTATTGAATACCCCCGACAATTTTTAGGTATTAAACATTAAATAGTGTATTTTTGTCAATAAAAAAAGCCCCCGGATTTGAATCCGGAGGCTGTGATAAATACAGTTTAGAGGATTAGCAGACAAATCTATCTTTTCTTTCATTAATTAAATCTGCTATCAACCTTTCTTTTTTTAAATTTCTAAGAAATTCTTTTTGAACATCAGTACCCATAGTTGATAATAGGTCAATAATCTCAATAATAGTGCCAGACATTACTTCCTCATTAATGGAACCAAACATATCTCCATCACCAGTCAATAACCAGATTGGATTTACTTTATAAATAGCCATCATATCTTTTGCAAAATTGACCTGCGGAAGCATTTTACCATTTTCATATCTGGATAATGTAGATATAGATATATTGAGTTCTTTAGCTATTTCCTCAATACTTTTACCTAATTTATCTCTAATAAGTTTTACTCTTCTACCAAATATCTGATTGTAATTTTCCATATTTGCAATATTCCTATTGACTAAGTTTGCATATTTGCAATATACTTAATCAATCCTGATTGATTAAGGAGACAAAAAAAATGACAAACATCCGAATCATTAAATCAGAAATGGCCTTAAAAGGGATAACCCAGACGGATATCGCCAAATCTTTAGGTGTCGATAAATCGACTGTCTCAGGAGTCATTAATGGGCTTCGTTCATCCCAGCGAATCCAAGAGTACATTGCAAAACTGCTCAAGATTGATTTTGAGACCCTATGGGGCCGGAAGACCGGGTAACCCAGGGGCCAGAAAGATACGGCAGTGAGAAAAGTCCCAATGATGAAAATTGCATTCAAATCCATAATGAAATTCGCCCAAAAAGTAGTTTATCAGGGCAGGCAAAAATTCTCAACTTTTATTAATGGTGGATTGAAAGCGGATTCAGAGGTAGGAAATGTCGGGATTAGAAATTAACTCAGAACAGACTAATCACATAAATGACCCAAGACCTAATGAGTGGCTATCTTTCGAAGCTATCAGCCGGGTAACCGGATGGGGCATGCCAAAAATTAAACTAATGCATCATCGTAGGAAATTTACTCTCATTAAATATGAGAAAGGGACTCGCTGCCGGGGAGGTAAACGGCCCCTCATTCATATCAATGACCCGGAAATCCCGGCGGAAGCCCGATCAAGATACTACCGGCTGGAAGACGGGGGAATAATATCCTTTGTGAATCAGGAGCAGAAAATGCAGGAACTAAACCAGGTGAACCCTCCAATCCATCTAAACCCGGAAGACCTTCAGAATACTAAATCTCAGCGAAATCTGGCCATTATCCGAGAAGCCAGGAATATCCCGCCGGGGATGAAGACGGATGATTGGTATGGAGTCGTGGCTAAACAATATGGGGTATCTAAAGCCACTGTCTACAGAACGATAGCCGAATCAGGCGCCAGAGCCTCTATCCGGGAAACATCCACCAATCAATCCAGTTATATCCCCATCAAATCAAGGTCATTTTCCGAGGAGGCCGTTTCCTGGGCAGTGGGCCAATACCTGGCAACACCGAGGATGGTAGTCAAAGACCTGTATGCCCAAATGATACGGTTAGCTCCTGAAAATGGTTGGCAGATTGGGTCAATTCAGGCCCTGTACCGGATTATTGAATCCATCCCAGCTCCCATGGAGACATTTGCTATCGGCGGGAGACGGGCTGTGGAACATAAATTTATGCCGAAAATCCAAAGGGATTTATCAGTTTACCATGTCATGGAGTGCCTGGTGGGGGATCAACACCTCTTTGATTACGTGGTCCTCGATGATGATGGCAGTGTTTTTGCGCCCGAGATGTATGCCTGGATGGACCTTAGAAGCCGGTATTGGGCAGGAGTCTTCCCCTCTTTTGGAAGTTATTCCTCAATAGATATTGGCCTCAGCTTGAAAGATGCCTGTAAATACGGAATTCCTAAAAAAATATACACCGATAACGGGAAACCTGAACTATCTAATTACGTAACCGGGCTTCGTTCCCAACTCTCAGGGCTTTCCATTGATGTGGATTCCGAGGATGGATATGTCCAGCATACCAAGGCTCGGCCCAGAACCCCCAGAGCCAAAATTATTGAGTCCCATTTCTGGCATGGGATGGAAGCCCTTCTCCTCCGGAAGAATATCCCCGGATACCGGAAACGGGCAATCAACGAATTTGAGAACGAACAACGATTAAGAGATATCTCCCAAATGAAGAAGGAGGGAAAACTTCTTCATTATAAGGAATTCTGGCAGGAGGTCTTGAAAACAGTCCAGGAAGCCAACCAAAGGACCCTCAGCACTGAGCCGATTGTCCCTGAGACTTATTTCTTTGAACACCTGCCGGAAGCGCCCCTATTACGTTTTGATGATCAAACATTGGATTTTCTGTTCCTGCCCTCATGCCGCCGGCGGGTCAGAGAGTCGATGATCCAGATAACCCTCCCTGGCTATGGAAAATGCTTCTACTATGGCCGGGAGTTGGCGCCTTATACCGGAAAGGAGGTGGAAATACGATATAACCCATACGATAACGAACGCATATATGCGCTAGACCCTAAAACTCATCAGCTTCTCTCCATGCCTAAGCTGGAAAAACAAATCAATCCCAAGGACCAGGAGCAGGTCCGGGAAAAAATCAGACGCTATGCCAGCTTAGCTTCCTTCTGGGTGGATCAAACTAAGAAATATACCAGTAAAGTCCAGAGAAATTATCCGATTCAATTATCACCCTACACCCGGACAGCGGATCAGGCGAAACAGGAGAAAGAACATGAGGCAAAAAGGGTCTCTGACAGTGAGATTGATCGCAGTTTGATTGCTTTATATGAAAAGAACTTCGCCCCCAGGGCTGCGGCCCAATAACCAGTAATACCAATTTTATACGACAGGAGAAGAGCTTATGGACAAACTTCAAGAACTTTTTCAGCGGAGCGGGCTGACTGTAACAGCGATATCCGCTCAGATGGGAATGTCCCGTCCAGCTATTTCCGCCGCTTTAAAAGGGAAATACAACGGTCGGAAGGATATGGGCAGCGATATTGAAATATTTCTGACCAGATATGTGGCTGAGAAAGGAAAAGCTGGTCAGCTGTCTACCACAACATACCTGACCAGCCACCAAAAAATGGTACTTGCGGTCCTCCATTACACAATGGATGACCACGAGTTTTCCATTATAACAGGTCCCTCCGGGGTTGGTAAAACCTATGTATGCCAGCATTTTACCGAGACCCAGCCGGGTGTGCGGTACATCAAGATGGTAGATGGCATGTCCTACGGGGATGTGGTGGATGAAATGCTGGAATCCTTTGATATCCACATGCACGGGGATGTCCATCGTCGGTTTAAAAGGCTCCTGGAATGCCTGGATGAGAACGAGATTCGGATGCTGATTGCAGATGAGGTGGACCTCTTCACCAAAGGTTCCGCCGCATCCTTTCTGAAAAAGGTCTCCATTTTCCGGGAAATATATGAGACAGGAATTCCTGTCGTCATGGTGGGACTACCAGCTCTCGAAAAGAAACTCCGGGAATCAGAAGAAAAATACATCTATTCTCGGATTGGCTATTTCCGGCGGATAAAGTCAGTGGATGCCGGGGAGTTAAGGGATTTCTGGCAGCATCTCGGCGGCGGGACTGAACCTGAAGTCCCGGATGTTATCCGCCAAGCCAGCCAAAAGGCTTATCTGCGAACCCTGCAGAAGGTATATGCCAGATCTCAGATCATTGGAATCCGGCAGGCAATGGGACTGATATTCGAATAATAAGAGGTTTCCCTGGGGAGAATTGGAAATAAGTTCTCCCCAGGGAAAAGGAGACGACAGGATGAATAGAAAACATAAAAACACACCAGGACCTTGGTTAGTATGCTTCTTCGTTCCTACAGCCAGTATACCTGGGCATCTAATTAAAGCGGATGATTCAGCAAAGACACCGATTGGCGAAGTCTTTGGCGAAGTCTGGTCTGGTTGTGGATCATCCAGACAAATTGCCAATGCAAAGCTTATGGCGGCTTCCCCTGAGTTACTGGAGGCGTGTGAATCGGCGCTTACATTTATCCAAATGGGATATATCACGAAACCGGATAAAAATGACCCCGCTTTACAAGTAGTAAAGACTATAAAAACTGCCATAAAAAAAGCGACTAAATAGTTAACCAGGAGACGACAGGATGGAAGACAACCCTAAACAGTTGAAGAAATGCGTCAAATGTGGAGCTGACGGAATAGTGGCTCCAGAACCTTCGGGGACAATGGCGGGTACTGCATATTGGTACAACGGCTGTACTAATCTTTTTTGCGCGAACTTCGATTTAGATAACTATTTCAGCAGTGAGCAGGAAGCCATAGACGACTGGAACAAACGGCAGAAAGAGGGGGGTGTCCATGGACCCAGCAACTAATACACCTCCACATGTCTGTTGGCATGCAGACCCTTCCATGATCAACCAGAATGGTCTTTTCATGGTCTCTTTGGTATCTGCCTGGGAAAAGGAATTATCGACAACTGCCTTCAGGCTTTTTGAACCCTGGAATATAGTCCGGGAGAAGATATTGACATTAAATACCTTGATGGGGGTATCTCCCGACCAGATAACAGAGATACTCCGAATCCGGTCGGGAAAGGCAGAAGTAAAGCCTCCCACCGTAGATGCTCTGCTGGGTAAATTGACCAATCATCAGAAAAACCTGCTGGATATCACCTTCAGTGATGACCTGGTTCTTCTTTTTATACGTTCTACCATCAATACCCAAACCCTAATGGATCTCATCTCGGGGAAATCTCTCAATGCGGTTCTTGAGATGGCAAAGTTTTATTTTGAGAGCCTGGGTCATTTCCATGGTTTATTCAGTGGCCAGTTTGTAGTGGAACGGTTCAGTCTTGGGAGAAACGACTGATGGATGCTCTTATCTTTCTTTCAGTTATTTTGGCCCTGATTGCTATCTATATCTGCTTCGAGCTTTATGCCAGTTGCAGATATTCCCAACAAATACTGCGTAAGCTGGATAAAGAGATAAATGATTTAAAAGGCCGGCTCTCCAAAGTGGAAAGGATTGATGACATGTAGCCTGCCAGCCGAAGGCCGAAACCCTGACCTGATGAACGATATCCGGCAGGGTCTGCCGGTGAGGCCGGCACTGAGGAGGCCCATATGACACGGAAAGACGAATGGATTCAAACACTCAAAGAATCGGCATGGACATATCTCTGGATCATCCTGGGAGCGTTAGCTTTGGCTGACCTGGGATTCCTACTCAACTGGTTGAGAGGCCTGTAATCATGGATGCCGGAGATACATGTTTCAATTGCAAGTGTGCCTATAAAAACAAAGAGGGCTCATTCTATTGCGCAATTAAATTGAGTATTATCGGCGGACCCAGGCTAAAACCAGAAGAGCAAACAAATTGCCGATACTTCATTAAAAGAAAAAGACCTTTATCGGGTGGTCAGCCACCAGAACAATTAAATCTTATTTAAGAAGGAGGTTCTTATGTTAGGAGATATCGTTATTACCGCGCTTGAAAGGGAGCTGGAATCGCTCCGGGGAAGAAAGTCGCAAATGGAACATACTTTTCTGACCCACCCAATGGAAGAGCTGGAGAAACTGAACGACCAGTTAAAAGACGTCATAGTGAAACATGGGGTTCATTCACTGCAGGCCCAGCAATTCATGAGGGATAACCTGAAGCTGCAAAAAGATATCCAGCGGCGGATTCAGGCCCAAGCCAAAAAAGGAGCTATGGGGAAAGCTATGGAGGACCTGGCTTCGATCGAGAACAATATCAAAACCCTGGAGGACGAATTATGCATAAGAAAAATGCTCAACAAACGGTCATTCAGCCGGGCATAACCAAACAGCAAAAAAAGGTTATCTGGTCCATCTGGAAGAAAGGGATTGGGATTCCGGATGATGATGTCCTTTACGCATTAATTAAGCAACAAACAGGCAAGGACCACATGTCTGATATGACCCAGAAAGAGGCGGAGATACTGATTGGGACTCTCCGACAGAAATCAGAAGGCTCTCTCCAGGGAGCCACTGCCGCCCAGATGTACCGAATACGGGAATTTGTGCGGCAGTGGCATTGGTCGGAAGCAGGTCTCCGGAAGTTCTTATTGAGAGTCACCAAGAAGGATAAGATGCTGGAACTCACACCCCAGGAGGCAAGAAATGTCCTGGCGGCAATGGAGCGGATTAGGGCCAAAAACGAAAGCAACAAGGATAAGGCGGCTTAGGAGGAGAACTACATGGTAGATGCTAAATTTTTAAGGATACATGAGATCGCTCTGGAGCTGAGGGTCTCGAATTCAACGGTATATGCCTGGGTGGCATCAGGCCAATTACGAGCGGTGAAATTCAAATCGGATGATTCAAAAGGGCATATTAGAATTCCCAAGGATGCCTACGAGCAATTCGTTAAATCTCATGAAACCATACCAGCGGAGGAAGTAAGATGAGGCGGTTGCTAAAGTATATTGACCCAATGATGGGAAGTATTTTTATGGGATATTTCTATTTATTTATCTGTGATTATGTTCAATTTCCACTCTATGCATATACGTTAATGGGTTTAGTATCAGCCTTGTTGATTTATTTCCTCCGCTGGATGAAAGAAATAGATGACCGGTTGCGATATATCAAGGTTACCCCTTATAAAAACGATACCGATACCTTTAAACTGTTGGCAAAATATAAGAACTCAGCCATGGGCTGGTCTGTGATGACATTCCTGCTGTCCTTTTTGGGAAGGTATTTCTCAATCCAAGCCTGGCCCTTCGTATATATCTATATCATAGTGTCCACTGCAGCAGGTTTAACATTTCTTCGATTCTATATAAATAGGTGGGAGGCTGACCAGGTATGAAAGGGAAACTTAAATCTGATGGGTTCACTGTCCAGGAACTAATCACAGAGCTCCAGAGATATCCCATGGATAAGAAGGTGAAGATATTCACTACCCCTCAAGCTGTAGGAATAAAGATAGTCATTGAGGGTAAAAAAGAAATTATCCTGTCTGATTGATTGCCTATTAAAGATATTTTTTCTCATTTTCCAATCTTTCCAATGGTTACTGGCACCGAGCTTGGTTCATGCTTATTCTTGAAGCATGGAACGTAAAAAAGATATTGAATACTTATCAAAAACCTCACCTACTGGTGTAACAGAAACAGAAGATGCTATCCAGTTTGATGTCGTGGCGTTATCCGCTACCACTGTTGACAGACAGTACAAAAACAAGGATGGAAAAGAAGGTTTTTATAAATTATCCTTCCCAGCAGAAGAACTCCAGAAGGCAGCACCCTCTTTAGCAAATAAATCGATTTACACCGACCATAATGAAGTTGTTGAAAATATACGAGGAATAGTTCTTTCTTCAGAATATGACCCTACGAAGCAATGGGTAAAAGCAAGACTTCAACTCGCTAAAGCAGGGAATGAAAGATTAGTTTCTTTAATAAAAATGGACCCGAGCCCTATCGATAATTTTTCTACCACCATTTTTTGTGACAAAGAAAAGCTGAATGATTCCGGATACAAGGCTAAAAATATTAAATTCGAGAGTATCTCAATCGTAACCAAAAGCGCAGATGAAAATGCCTCTCGGTTATCAGATATAGATTCAGATATTGATTTAGAAAATCCTAATAAGGAGGAAAACCAGTCTATGGCAGGTGAATTAGAAAAACTGCAACAGGACCTTACGACAACCACAGAACAACTTTCTGCGGCCAATGCCAGAATTAAGGTTCTGGAGACAGAGAAAACAGAGCTTTCTGCTTTGGCGGACATCGGCAAGAGATATAAAGAAAAGCTCTCGGCCGAGGTCAAGAAATGCGTCATCCTGGTGGATGGCGAAAAAAGCCCAATTCTGGAAATGCTCGAGTCAGCCGGAATTGATACCCTGGAAAAGCTGAAAGCCGATTATTATCCGAAGGCCCAGAAGAAAACCAAACCCTCATCTAAGGAAGCCCTGGGTGAAGATGCAGGGAAAGGCCTGGAAGAGCTTTCCGTTGAGAAACTCGACTCTATGAGTCATGAAGAACTCATAGGCTTGGGAAACAAGTTCAGTAGGGAGGGTGTAAAATAATGCCGTTTGATTTTACTAACAATCCTGACTTATTTCCGGCTTACTACGAGAAGGTCTTCTTGACCTACCTTCGTGAAAATGTAGTAACAATGGCTTATGGGCAAAAAGGGACCATCGGACTCAACAATGGAAGAGTGATCAACTGGTTAAGGATGTCCCCCTTGGCCGTAGCCACCACTCCCATAACCGGCCTTCCAACCCCTTCAGGCGTAACTCCATCCAATGATAAGGTTACTGCGACTTTAGAGGAATACGGTAATCTGCTTGATTTGGATGAATTTGCCACATTAACCTCCTACTACCCTGTCCTGCGGGAATTTGCTGATCTGTTGGGTGAAAATGCAGTGCAGACCCTTGAAGCGATCAATTTCGCGAAATTGAAAGCAGGCACAAAGGTTATGTATGCCGGGTCAGTGGCAAATCAAGAAGCGCTGGATGGGACGAAACTCATTTCTAAATCTGATATCCGCGCGCTTTATGCCCGGTTGCGGACATTGAAAGTGCCTACCTTCAGTGATGGAACATATAAATGTTTCATTCATCCGGATAAGATTCTCAATCTTTTTACTGATGCCGAATTGATCCAATTAGCTGCGGCAAAACCGGAGGCTGTGGAAAAGGGATACATCGGAACCTTCTGTAACGTCACCTTCATTGAAACAGCCAATGCTCCAATTGTGACCAATGCCACAACCGAGAAAAATGTTTACCAGACAATTGTCGTAGGACAAAATGCCTATGGTGTTGTTGATTTGAACGGTAAACAATTTTCTTTAGGTTTCACCCGGACTGACAAGATGGATCGGGTTCAGACTCAGTACTGGAAAGGCTATTATGCCTGTGAACGGCTGGAGGAAGACCGGGTTTTACGGTTTGAATCCAATTAATTAGTTTCCCCTGTCGAGCCAGTCGGCCAGAAAGGACCTGGTAGGGAGATGGAAAGGTAAGACCGAGCCTTTCCAAAACCACCTAACCCTGGGCTGACAACTCCCAGGGTTTACCAGGAAACAGAAACCAGAGTTCTGCTCCCTGGTAAACAAAATCTCTGAAAGGAGCAATGAAAATGGGTAACGAAACAGCAAAATCAAAAACAATGAAAATATTCGTGCAGAAAGATACTTCGGTGGATATCAACAAGGTCCGTACCGCATATAAAAAAGGATTGGTAGATGCCCCTATTGACCATGCCACGATCCTGATCAATGCCGGTTATGCCCAGTCTGCTGAACCTGAAAAAGAAAAAGGCAAATAATCCCTGATGATGATCACCCGGGAAGAAGTCAGAAATCTGATTAATACATCCACCTCTGATTTTACAGATCAACAGGTGGATGATGCTATTTCGTTAGCAGAAGAACGGTTTCTGAATTTAACTGAGTTGGTTTCTGTCCCGGAAACACCAACGGCTCAACAGAAAAAAGCAGTAATCCTGATGGCTGTCCAGGAGTTAGCAACCGGAGTTAATCTCTATTGGCGAGGCCCGGATAAAACCGAGTCTATCCGGGTTAAGGATTTGGCTCTTGAAATTGAAAGACTGCTAAACCTTTCACCCTCAGGACCCATTCTTATTTCTCCGGATTTGTCCCAGGAGGAATTAGATGTCTAAGGGGATAAACATAAATCAATTTACCAGGGAACTAACCAAGTCTTTGATGGATGCCCGGAAGAAAGCTCTCAAGAAATTAGCTGAATATACCCTGTCTGATTTATCTAGTATTTTCAAAACCGAAGGCCGGTCCCATGATGTTGAATGGGCTGCGCTTAATCAGCAATATCTCAGTAGGAAACTAAAACAAGGATATTCTGAAAAGATTCTGGCCAAGACAACATCCCTCGACCAATCTTTCGGTTACAAAATCAGCAACGGCGGTATGGCTGTTCAGATTGGAACTAAAGTTCCCTATGCCATCTATCATGAATATGGAACCAAGAGAGGGTTACCATCACGGCCGTTTATTTATCCCGTAGGCTCCGGAATTATAAAAGCCGGAATTCCATTTAAAACCTGGATGGAGGCAATGCAGGGATGATTCAGGAAATATCGCAAAGCCTTGTTACTCAACTTAAAGCTAAGGTTGAAGCTGTTAATGGGAATATCCTTGAATGGTCAGGGGATCCCAAAGAACTATTATCACGGCCTAAAAATGTGCCAGCACTGCGAGTCGTCTATGACCGGACAGATTTTAGTGATACTGAGACAATTTCTAATCCCCTTGTCCAAGATACAGACCATCGTTTTGATGTCATTGTCTTTTATCGTTCTCTTCGGGACAAAGGTAATGAAGTTTACCCTTTAATTGATGCGGTTTATGAGGCCTTGGACGGATTCCAAACCGATTATGGGAAAGTGTACCCGGTGGGGATTCAATTGTTATCTCATGAAGCCATGGAATTTGTTTATGTGGTTTCCTTCTCGGTTAAGGGATTAACTCAGTCTGGTATTGAAGAAGATGGAAACAAGACTACCCAAATAAACTTTATAGAGAATGAGGCATAGGAGGATATTTTATGTCCGCAAGCTTTTTACATGGAATTGAAACTATCGTTAAGACTTCCGGGGCTGTTGCAATCAACACTGTCAAAACGGCTGTTATTTTTCTGGTAGGGACGGCTCCGGTTCATGAGACCAAACCTGCAGATACCACCGATGAAGAGTGGTATGCCCAGGTAGTCAATCAACCCCTTCTTATTACCAAAGAAGAGGATGCCTCAAAATATTTTGGAGAGGTTACCGCAGGATATACCATTCCATCAGCCCTGGCTGCCATCTTTGACCATGGGTCAGGCCCTGTGATTGTGGTGAATGTCTTTGACCCGGCAACCCACCTTACGGACACAACTCCGGATGTAACTAAAGTTCTAGCTGATGACATCATTGGTGAAGTAGATGCCGGCGGAAATCGTTCTGGTCTGCAGATCATTAAAAATCTGTATGCCCTTTATGGATTTTCTGGCAAGATTATCCTCTGCCCTTCATATTGTGAACAGGCGACTGTTATGGCGGAGATGCTTTCTCTGGCTGAACTCCATCGTTGTATGGCGCTCATTGATGCCCAGGCCGGCTTATCAGTAACTCAGGCTATTACGGCCAGGGGTACAGGGAACCTATTAAACACTTCATCCTATCGGGCCATTCTCTGTTATCCCCGGGCTAAGATTGATAATGCATTAGAACCTCTGTCTCAACGGCTGGCCGGAGTTATGGCGGCAACAGATAATGCCCTGGGGTATTGGTATTCCCCATCGAATCAGACCATCCAGGGAATCACCGGGATGGAACGGCCGCTTTCATTTGGAATGTCGGATGAGAACAGTGATTTAAATCTCTTGAATGCCGCCGGATTCCTCTCCATCTACAATAATTATGGCTCAGGATACAAGGTATGGGGAAACAGGTCCGCCGCTTTCCCCACACAGACAGACCCCAAGGTTTTCATCCCGGTAATCAGGACTTCCGATGTAATAGCGGAATCCATTGAATACTATGTTATGAAATACCTGGATAAACCCATTAATATAGCCATTGATGGGGTTATCAGTGACGTGAATGCCTTCCTCCGGACACTGGTTGGAAGAGGAGCTTTAATTGATGGTAAATGCTATTTTGATAAAGCTCAGAATTCCGCTACTGAAATGGCAGCCGGCCACCTGGTATTCACCTATGAGATGATGCCTCCAACCCCGGCAGAACGAATCACATTCAACCAGGTGATTAATATTGATCTGTTGAATTCCCTGCTGACTACCAATATCTAGTCAGAGCTGACAAAGTCCCATTAACAAGGAGATAAAAAATAAAATGGCAAACATTCAAATAAACCAGCTGAAAAACGCACGTATCTACATAGATGGTAATGACTTTATAGCCAAAGCGGAAGAGATTGATCTCCCTTCTGTGAAGGCCAAGACTTCCGATGTAAAAGGCCTGGGATTAATGGGAGATGCAGAGCTTCCAACCGGCTACGAAAAAATGGAGGCCAAAATCAAGTTCAATGGGGTTTATCCTCAACTGATGGCTATTGTGGGGGATATTCAAAATGCCCATACTGTTATTGCCAGGGCCTCATTAGATGTCTGGGAAGCCAATAAGTTGGTGGAGCAGAAGGCTGTTAAAGCTGAGATGAGGGGCTTTTTTAAGGAAACCCCTTCCGGTAAACTGAAAGGCCGGGAATCTGCCGAGCAGGATACCACCATGTCAGTTCATTACTACCGGCTGACTGTCGATGATTCGGATATTATTGAGTTTGATGTCTTTAATAATATTCTGAAAATTGATGGGGTGGATCAGTTAGAAACCTATCGTAATAACATCGGCGGATAATATCAAAACAGATAATCCATACAGGCGGGGAAACCCGCCTTTTCTTTTAGGAGTCACCCATGACTAAAAAAGAATTACTCGATGCGTTGATTAATGCCCCTGGGTATTACACCATAGACCTGGAGGTTAAAGATTCCCAGGGGAATACCGAAAATCTGAAGACAGTCAATGACCTTGAATCCTGGCTCCGGAAGAATAATAACGGCAGCCAGGTTGTTTTATTTTTAAATTAA